ACCGGATGGCCGCGCGCCCCCTAGTCCTACGTGGGACCACGCATAAAATGAAATTTGAAACAACCAATCACATGCCGCCTGACAAGGTTAGATATTATGACTTGGTGACCAAGTTGTGGGCCTATATAACGTTATGAGATTTCATTTTATGCTTTAATTCGAAATGCCTAAGCGGGATGCCCCGTGGCGTTCTATGGCCGGGACCTCTAAGGTGTCCCGCAATGCCAACTATTCACCCCGTACAGCTATGGGCCCTAAATTTGATAAGGCCGCTGCTTGGGTTAATAGGCCCATGTACAGGAAGCCCAGGATTTATCGGACGTTGAGAAGCCCAGATGTTCCAAGAGGCTGTGAAGGGCCTTGCAAAGTCCAGTCTTATGAGCAGCGGCATGATATTTCACATGTTGGCAAGGTGATGTGTATTTCGGACGTGACACGTGGTAATGGTATTACCCATCGTGTTGGCAAGCGTTTTTGCGTGAAGTCCGTGTACATTTTGGGCAAGATATGGATGGACGAGAATATCAAGCTCAAGAACCATACCAACAGCGTCATGTTTTGGTTGGTCAGAGACAGGAGACCATATGGCACCCCTCAGGATTTTGGCCAAGTGTTCAACATGTTCGACAACGAGCCCAGTACTGCTACTGTGAAGAACGATCTTCGTGATCGTTATCAAGTCATGCACAAGTTCTACGCAAAGGTTACAGGTGGACAGTATGCGAGTAACGAGCAGGCGTTAGTGAAGCGTTTCTGGAAGGTGAACAATTACGTGGTGTACAACCACCAAGAAGCAGGCAAATACGAGAATCATACGGAGAACGCTTTGTTATTGTATATGGCATGTACTCATGCCTCTAATCCCGTGTATGCGACATTGAAAATTCGGATCTATTTTTATGATTCGATATTAAATTAATAAATTTTGAATTTTATTTCATGATTCTCAAGTACATCAGTTACATACGATTTGTCTGTTGCGAAACGAACAGCTCTAATTACATTGTTTATACCAATAACGCCTAAACTATCTAAATAAGACATTACAAGTAATTTGAATCTACTTAAATATCTCTGCCCAGAAGCTGTCATCGAAGTCGTCCAAACTTGGAAATTGAAGAAGGCTTTGTGGAGACCCAACGCTTTCCGAAGGTTGTAATTGAACCGGACTTCGATGTGGTAGATCCTGGTTCTCGTGTACAACGGGTTCTCTACGTGGTGTATCTTGAAATAAAGGGGATTTGGAGTCTCCCAGATAAAAACGGAATTCTCTGCCTGAGCCGCAGTGATGCTCTCCCCGGTGCGTGAATCCATTATCTGCGCAGTTGATGTGGAGGAAGATAGAACACCCGCAGTTCAAATCAATGCGTCGTCGACGAACAGCTCTTTTTTTAGCAATCCTGTGCTGTGCTTTGATAGAGGGGGGCTTCAAGGGTGATGAATTTAGCATTTTTAATAGTCCACGCTCTTAGTGGTGCATTTTCCTCTTTGTCGAGGAAACATTTATAACTGCTCCCCTCTCCTGGATTGCACAGCACGATTGATGGTATGCCACCTTTAATTTGAACTGGCTTGCCGTACTTACAGTTTGATTGCCAGTCCCTTTGGGCCCCTATGAGTTCTTTCCAGTGCTTTAGCTTTAAATAATGCGGAGCAATGTCATCAATGACGTTATACTCCACATCATTCGAGAAGACCTTGGAATTGAAGTCGAGGTGACCACTCAAATAATTATGTGGGCCTAAAGCACGCGCCCACATGGTTTTGCCTGTTCGAGAATCACCTTCAATTATGATACTAATAGGTCTCTCCGGCCGCGCAGCGGAACTCCGACCAAAATACTCATCGGCCCATGAACTCATCTCGTCTGGAACGTTAGTAAAGGAGGAGAGTTGAAACGGAGGAACCCATGGTTCCGGAGCCTTCTGAAAAATCCGATGAGCATTGGCAACCAAATTATGATGTTGAAGGAAAAAATGTTGAGGCTGCTCTTCTTTGATTATCATCAGTGCCTCTTCTGCAGAAGAGGCATTTAACGCCTTGGCATATGTATCGTTAGTAGATTGGCAGCCTCCTCTAGCACTTCTGCCGTCGATCTGGAAATCTCCCCATTGCAGTGTATCTCCGTCCTTGTCGATGTAGGACTTGACGTCGGAGCTAGATTTAGCTCCCTGTATGTTCGGATGGAAATGTGCTGACCTGGTTGGGGAGACCAGGTCGAAGAATCTGTTATTCGTGCATGTATATTTCCCTTCGAATTGTATGAGCACATGGAGATGAGGCTCCCCATTCTCGTGAAGCTCTCTGCACACCTTGATAAACTTCTTGTTAACGGGTGTGTTTAGGTTTTGTAATTGGGAAAGTGCGTCTTCTTTGGTGAGAGAGCACTTGGGATAAGTGATGAAATAGTTTTTGGCATTTATTCTAAAACGTTTAACTGATGGCATTTTTGTAATATAAACGATGTCACCGAAGGGTGTCACCGATTCGGCTCTCTCAAACTTGCTCATGCAATCGGTGAAAGAGTGACAATATATACTAGAACCCTCAATAGAACTTTCAATCGTGTTCGCACACGTGGCGGCCATCCGCTATAATATT